CCGTAGGTCCTTGGTTGCCTTGAAAACCTTGTGCGCCTACTGTTCCTTGTAATCCGGTAGGTCCTTGATTGCCCTGTGCTCCTGTTGTACCCTGAAGACCAGTTGGTCCTTGGTTACCTTGTGGTCCGGTGATGCCTTGTAAACCCGTAGGGCCTTGATTACCCTGAAATCCTGTAGAACCTTGTAAACCCGTAGGTCCTTGGTTGCCTTGAAAACCTTGTGCGCCTACTGTTCCTTGTAATCCGGTAGGTCCTTGATTGCCCTGTGCTCCTGTTGTACCCTGAAGACCAGTTGGTCCTTGGTTACCTTGTGGTCCTTGGTTTCCTTGTGCCCCGGTGATGCCTTGTAAACCCGTAGGGCCTTGATTACCCTGAAATCCTGTAGAACCTTGTAAACCCGTAGGTCCTTGGTTTCCTTGTGGGCCTTGGTTTCCTTGCAGACCTTGAGAACCTTTAAAATTTCCTTTATCTCCTTTAGGTCCTTTTTCTCCACCTCCAGCAATAGAAACAAAACCCTTAAAACACTCTCCAAAAGTTATTTCTATTGTATTTTCATCTATTGCTGTATAATTTTCAGGAATAACTGATTTTCCATCAAAAGAATAAATAGTAAAAACAGGATATTGAATACCAGTTCCATGAGACACAACAATTGTGTTACAGCTATTTAAGGAGCCTGTAAATACTGTATCCCCAAGTTCACCTTTTGATCCGCTTATTCCTTTAAGTCCTGCGTCTCCTTTATCTCCCTTGGGTCCTTTCTCTCCTTTTCCTCCTTTAGCGGATGAGCTAGCTATTAAATTCTGAAAAGCAGGACTATTATTGTATGTATTTATTAGTAATTGCTCATCTATTGTAACGTCTATATTTACTTTTACTCCATAAACAGTAGTTGAAAAATTTGCTGATATCCCAAGAGCATTTAAAAATTCTATTTCAAAAATGTATTCAGTATCTATTTTAGAAATTGGTAAATTATCTAAGGGGATGTCTAAACAAAATTCATTAGGAGTTCCTCCATCAGATGCAGATGGAAATATATCTATGTCAGCTAAGTTCCATTCTCCGGAAACAATTATAAAATTAGGTTTTATGTTTGCTTCGGAAGTTGCTTTAAAAGTAAAAGTCTTTTTAATTTCCGATTTTCCATTACCTCCTATTAATGAACCTAAAAAAGTACCGAAAGAATTTTTTTCTGTATTTGTTATAGGAGTCGATGAATTTGACTGATTTATTGATAAGGGTAAAGTTTCTAGATTTGGACCTTGAACATATATATCAAGTTGAGGAGTTTTACCATTTGTATCTTTCTCTGAAAATGCAGATACTTGAACAGTATATTCAGTGTTAGGTACTGATTTAGTTAAAAAATTATCTTTTACAGAAATATTTACTACCTCATTGTTTTGTTTATTGTGCTGTACAGCTAGTGAGTTTATTATATTAGAGCTATCTGCTGTGGTTGTTATTCCTCCGCCACCTAAGTTTATGTAGGAAGTATCCTGCTTCCTAAATTTGTTAATATCAAAATAAGATGATATATCAGAGTTATCTTTTATATTACCTATTTTATGCTCTTCTACGCCCCCTTTGTTTGAAAAATCATAAGCTGATGAATCTGTTAATTTACTAGTCTGTGGAATTTTAAACTCGCCTAAACTAACAGGAGTACCCAGCCCTCCGGCAGCTTTTGCGGAAACCTTTACTCGATCAACATCTCCGGATATTGGTTTAGCATTTTTTATACATATTTTTGCATATCCCGTCTTTTTCTGTCCATCTGTTGTAGAAGGGCTATCAAAATAATCTACGCATATGTTAGAGGAATCAAATTGAGTAACATATATTTCTCCTGACTCTTTCTTTTTGTTTACGTATGACTCTCTATAATAAAATTGTTTATCTACCTTTATTTGAGTATTGCTTATAACTTCTACAATTGTTGCGGTATAGGTTGGAGCTGTCGGAGAATATCCGGAAGGTAAATCTCCAGGTAGGTATTTTGATATATCAGGAGTAAGTGTAATGGTACCCTTCTCCATTTCTTTTTTAAATGGTGCACCTGTATTTGCTACTATTGTACTTAAATTATTAGCTCCCGAAATTACAGAAAAGTTACCAGAATTAGCTAAGCTTCCCGAAGAATTTACAGTGGGTATAGATTCTATTGGATTTCCTTCATATATAGAAGGTATATTTGAAGAAAAATTAGGAGAATAATTGGAAGGAGGGGTTGATGATATATAAGATAAACTAACAGAGTGACAACTGCCTGTAGCTCTACTTCCTGAAAAATTTCTAAAAGCTCTAGTAATAGGAGTTAAATCTACTTTTGGAGGGGTCGGATATTTTATATCTCCTATTGTTTTTTTAGTATTGTTACATAGTATTTTACCTACCCATATAATGTTAGGAGAAAATGTATTAGTAACTACTCTATTTCTTAAAACATCAAAATTAGCTGTTCCGGCTATATATATTTCACAATTACCTATAGGAGTTTTATCACTTATTGTTATTGTTATTATAGCGGAATTCCCTGCGCCAGAGGCATTTTTTATATCATGAGGAATTAAATTACCTTCTGAATCATATACTTCTACATATATTTGAGTTCCTTTTACTAAATTAGTAGTAGGATTTACTCCTATTTCATTAGATCCTTTTAAAAATTCAGATGGTAAAGATAATCCAAAATAATTGGAACTTAAGGCATCACCATCAAAAAGAGTAAATTCATTAATGTAGCTCTTTATACCAGAACTAGTTAATTTAGAATTTTCATTGTTAGGCGATGTTATTCCAGAAGCCATTTATTATGATATTAATTGAGATCGTCCGTTATCCTTTACAATAAATAGTTCTTTTGATACATAATCTTTAACAACATCTAAATGAGATATACATAATATGAATCTAAAATATGATGTTAGCTCTTCCAAGAATAATCCTACATTTGCTATGTTATCAGAATCTAGCACACCAAAACCTTCATCTATAAAAAAGAAATCAGGCTTAGGCAAGACAGTAACATGATTTAAGGCTGCTCTTATTGCTAACGAAGATATAAATCTTTCCATCCCGGAAGCTAGTGATAGAGGCCATTTTGTACCATTAGTGTAGCAAATAAACACTTCCAAAGTTTTATCAGATAACTCAAATTGAACATTAAAAGAAGCCACATTTTTTAAAGCGTCATTAACAACATTCTCTAGTATAGGTAAATAGTTTTTTATTATATACAAAGGAACTCCGTCTCTTCTTGTAGCTTTCTCAAAGACAAAATAATTATTATAAGTAACAGTAGCGTCTTTGTGATTTTTTATATTTTCTTTTGTTTCTTTTATCCTTAATTCCGTATTTTCTATTGTATTCTTGTGACCTCCTATAGAATAAGCTAGTTGATATATTTTGCTATCAATTTCTTTCTTTTGTTTCTCTAAATCAAAAATATCAGATTCTATTTGACTGTTTTTGATTTCAACATCTTTATACTTGTCTTGATTTTCTAATTTTTGTGCATAATCAGATAGTAAATTATTTGACAAATCTATTTTTTCTTTTACGACATTTGCGGAATTTTCTAAATTACTTAGGTTTGATTTTAGTGTATCTATTTCGCTTTTTGCGTTAACATGCTTTTTATAATTAGAATCTAAAATTTCATAGGACTTTATCTCTTCTAAAATGGAATTCTTAGTATTTTGTAGATTACTTAAATTTTCTTTAAGTGATGGTAGTTGTTTTTTTGCTAATTCTCCATCTAATGCGTACTTATTATTTTTAACGCAATAAGAACAGTTGGGGTCGTATTCATAATCTTTTAAGTAAGCTATCAATTTATCTTTAGCTTTGATATCTAAATCAAGTGCAGTAATATCTTTTTCAATTTTTTGTAAGTTAATTCTAGTGCTTGATAAAATATCGGAAACATCTTCAACAATACCCATAGATTCTAAATCGGATAATTTATTTTTAAGCACATTTCTAGCCTCTAGGAAAGACTTTCTCTTATCATCTAGTATTGATTTATAGTTATTGTTGTTTCGTGTCTCCTCTTCGATTTTTGTGGCATAGTTAATATTATCTTTCGGATATGATATTATGCCTTTTCTTTTTTCATCTATTGCCCCTGTTAGTATTTCTAATTCAATTTTAGTGGACGCAAGACTTTTTTCTAAGTCTTGTAGTTTTACTTTTTCTTCAGCATAATTATTTTGTAGTTCTGTGAGTTTTTCGTTATACTTTTGTTTTTGATGAGACTCAATTTCGTATTTTAATTGTTTTAATTTTTCTTTAGAAGTGTCATTCAACTTTTCAAAAATATCAATATCAAAATACTTGTACAGTAAATCCTTTTTATCCTTTTGTGTTTTGTCAATGAAATCAGATTTATTATGTTGATCATACATTGTTATAAGCATGAAATTCTCATAACTTCCTAAGTATTTTCTAATATTATCATTTGTTTCATATCTTTGTTCTCCATTTAATGAGGTTCCGTCCTCCTTATAAAAATTAACAGTTACTTTAACTTTACCGTCTTTTCCTTTTTTACCATGTCGTTCAATAAAATAAGATTCTCCTGCTACAGAAAACTCTAATTTAGAAGAAAAAAATGTAGAAGATGTATTTAAAACTTCTGCTCCGGAGCTAGTTTTACTACATTTATCAAAGATGCAATAAGTCATAGCGTCTAGTAATGTTGATTTACCGGATGCATTAGGAGAAAATAATCCAACTAATCCTCCTAATTCTCCTAAATTAAATGTGTTATTTTCGCCGTAAGAAAACATATTAGAAAAGAAAAATCTAAGAGGTTTCCATGTTACGCCTATAAATTCGGAAGCATCTTCTATTTCTAGCGAAGCATTTCTATGAATATCTAGAAATTTATCTTTTTGATATTCTTGCTTTAGTACGTCTTCTATATAATTTTCTAGTATAATTTGTCTTCTATCAAAATCTCTAATACTGCTTTCTTTTTCTAAATCTACATGCTCTTTTCCGGAATCAATTATAAATTTTGTTATTTTTGGTTTTTTTATTCTAAGTACGTTATATCTTTTTTCTAGTTCCAAGCAAAAAGAATCAATAAAATCTTGAGTACAATTTTCCGCGGTGATAGCAACATTAAGATTATAAGGTAAATCTCCAGGTATTTTTTCAGCTACTTTATCATTCTTCAATTTAAATGTGTAGAATCCATGAGATGATGCTATTTTAATGAATTCACTTTTTTTAGCATTTAAGTCCCATTCTATAATTCCATGATTTAAGTCTTCTCCGAAATTTTGTTGAATGAGACTTGATGGATATGCAGCTGTTTTTTCTAAGTTTAAATATTGATGTTTATGAATGTCTCCTAATAAAATATAATCATAATCTTCATGTTCTAATACATCTAAATAATTTCCTTCTAATAAATATCCGTATGCAGTAGCTGAATTTTTGACCGGTCCATGATATAGTAATATTTTTGTTCCATCATGTTTTATAGATTTTGCGGGGATTACATTATCAATTTTATCTTTAACATGTAATAAACTAAATGCTATTTGTTCATATTGATATACATTTGTCTTATTTAAAAAATATAATGTAGGTAAATTTAAACTGTTTATGATGGGAGTTAATGCATCTAATCTTGTTTTATTATTTAGATTTAAGTCATGATTTCCTAATATTACTATGGTAGGAAGCATGTTACATAATGTAGATAATAGATTAGATACTACTGAGAATAATTCTGGAGACATGTTTGTTTTTGAATGTACTATATCCCCGCCCAAAAATATAATGGAATTAGGCGTCATTCTCTCCTCAATGATTTTATACAATTTATCAAAAACTTCTATGTATTCCTCATGCCTTTGATAATTATAAACATGAATGTCTGAAATATGAAAAATTTTATCAACTCTATTTCCTGTATTTTTTAATAAAATCATAGTAAATATGTTATTGCCGAATATTCATCAATTTCGACAGATTCATTAATAGAATTCCATGTATTTATATAACCAAAATCAGATGGATCTTGAGTTCCGCAATCTACAAATCTAGTTTTTATGCCTAAAGCATTTAATTCTATACAATACTTAATTGCTTGTTTTTTCTTATCAGGGTCAATTACAACATATACCATAGGAGTCTCTTCCATTAGTAACCTGTGTTTTAGTTTTTCTGATATAATACTGCCTGTTAAATATGTTACATTTCTTTTTACCGACAAACTATCAAAAAAACCTTCTACTATAACTAGAGGAAATTTAAAATCTAAAAAAAACTCGTTAATTATGATATCATTTATTTTTACCGGAGCACCTAAATATTTGTACATAGACATACCCGTAAAATCTCTACCTTCAAAAAAATTAAGAAAACCATTTTTATCATAAGAAGGCAGAATTATCCTTCCTGCATATTTTCCTGATAAGCAATATCCTATTTTATGTTTTATTACATCAGACATTGTTAAAGAAGGTTTTTCCCTACGCAAAAAATTTATAACATCTTTATTAGGCTTACTAGATAGAGAAATATATTCATCTGGCAATTTTAAAATAGATTGATTATCATTTATATTAATATCATCTTTTATTTTATAATACTCTAATACATTTTTTAATTGATTTATTTGACTACTAGATGCTCCACATTTATGAAATAATGTAGATAAACTACGACCTTTAGTTTCGCATATCCAACAATGATATTTCTGATTAGTCAAATTAATACTAAGCTTTTTTTTGTGGTGATTACAAAAAGGACAATGGAAAACTGTGTCAAATTTTCCGGCAGAATCAGAAGAGCCGAGAACTTCCTCTAAAACAGATAATAATCTAAAACGCATATATTTATTTTTTTTCTTCAAACCATTGCTTAGGTATAGAATAAGCAGCCCATTTTATATTATGCTTGTTACACCATTCGGCATATGTAGTTTTTGCACCTTTTGATAATCTAACATGAGGGTCTTGAAATACAATTCTAATGTCTAAATGAGGATTGCATGATATAATGTCTAACATTTTTTTTCTCTCCTCTAAAGTCCATCTACCCTTAGCTTCTATAATTATATTATTAGGTAACTCAAAATCTGCTAGATAAGTTCTAGGTGTTTCTGGTTTTATATATTTTATAACTTTTTTTTCATATAAATCTTTGGGATTAATACCTAATGATCCGGATATTTGAAGAGCAATAGATTTTTCGAAGTTTGATCTATATCCTTCTTTTTGAGCTAGCCTTGTCTTGAAAGAATTATTAAAAAATCCTGCCATATTTAATAATCAAATTTTATAATAACATTTAAGTCCACATCATCTCGTTTCTTTATAGCTTGCCCCATTTTACCAATTGCTATAAGCTCATTGTATTTGTTATATAATCCTATAGTTGTTATATAAGGAGATAAAGAACCTGTAAAAGAATCTAAATACTCCGTACTTTTAACAGTTTTAGTAGATGTAGGGTTTAATGTTAAATTAAAATCACCTCTTTTAATTCTACATAAAATCTCAAACTCATACAAAGTTAAACTATTTTTGTAATATAACAACCAATTATTATTTAGTAATTCGTGATATTTTTTATCTAGGCTTGTAATTACTAAATTGCCCGTTCTGTAAAATATATTACCAACCCTATTTGTCTGATAGCATGATACAGATGAAGTATTATATAAACTATTAATATTCTGTTGTGTTGCGGCTTTATTATAAAATCTTATTTCATCTATAAGTCCTGTATACCCGCTCCTTCCATCAAAAGAAGATGCTCCAATCATTATATCATTTACATTAACTGTTTCATTTTTTACATCTGTTCTTGATGCATTTAATGTTCCATCCACATATAATTGAACGTTAGATCCTGTTTTAACTAAGCATACATGATGAAAATTATTATCTAATACTGAATTTGAAGATGTAAGATATAGTGTAGATAATCCATCTGATCTACTAAAAGCTAACTTTCCTGGGTGGGGATGAGTGTGATTTTGAATAGAAAAGTCATAAGGATAATAATCTACAGGGTAATATTTAAATGAGGAAGAAGAAAAAACGTCTGTTACTATTAAATCACCTCTATTTATTCTTCTTAATCTACCAAACTCCTCCCTATATAAAATAGATTTTTTATCAATAATAGAGTTTATATTACTATATGTTACGCTTTGAGACACTGGGGCTTTAAGCCAAAAACTTATAGTAAAATCATCTGCTGATTCAAAACTAACCGCATCAAAATTTTTAGTGTGTATATAACCATCTCCAAAAAAATCAGCAGCTAGCCCCGTTCTACTTCCGTTTATAGGAATTCCACTAGAATAAGCCACTTGATACGATTTTGATTTTTCTTGTGGTTCTATTACCTCACTTTCATATCTAATGTTTATATTTTTCTTGTATCCTCTACCGTATCGATAAATTTTATGAGCATCTTGAAAACCCCAATATCCGCAAAGTCTTGATGAATCTAAAAATGAACCCGTATTTATATTTTGATCATATAAATTATTATATCCGTCATCTTTTAAATAAATATTGTTATTTAGTCCTCTTAAATATAAAGTAGTTTCTTTTACTTTATCTCCAAAATTCAAAGATGGTATGGAGATTAAACTAGCAGTTAAAAACAAATTTTTTGTAGTTCTAAATCTATCCCATCCTTCTAGAGAATTAGTCCATCCAAAACCTCTTTTATAATATAAGTGATTTATAGATTTATATACTAAGTACTTATAGGAACCATCTGCATTTTTAGGATATGTAACATCTTTTGATGAACTTATATGAATAGGAGAATTATAATACAATCCCTGCTGTACTTTATAACCTTGTTTAGAATAACTTGAAGTAAGGATATAATACTCTTTGTTAACCTCAAAAGGAGCTATATTAAAATCCTCACCTCTTATTGGGGCGAATGTACTCATATTAATACTTAAGTTTTACAGTAAATATCGACTCTTCTGTAAAGTTTTTTAGTATAGGTTTTGTTAGTTTACCAACGGCTACTAATTCTCTTTGGGCATTATATAATCCAACAGTTGTTATATAAACCTGAGGATTGTTAACAAAATTAGGAAATATCTCACCGTTAGTTTCTGTTAATCTTTTGTTTAGTTCAATTCCTTCTGGAGAATTAGGGTCAAGTGGCATAGTTAAATCTCCCGGATTACCTATCTGCTCTTTCTTATTGTATATGAAATAACTGTTATTATTTGTGAAATTAAATTCTCTGTTATTTAATCTTATAAAATAGTAGTCATTATACTCTCTTATAATTCTCCTTGCTTTCATTCCTAAATAATCTCCACTAATATCTTGCACAAGAGCCGAGCCTGAAAAAGATTTATATAATTTTAAGGCATTATAACCTTCAATTTCTGATGCCTTTGATGTTGCGAAAGATGCGGATAAATCTAATTTATTTCCATCTAAAATGACTACTCCTAAGGAAGGAATTATTTTACCGTAATAATGCGGAGAAGACTCATTATAAACACCCGTTTCTAAAGTTCCGGATACTATATTATAAGAATATCCAACATCTGTATAATCAGGATTTATATTTATTTTAGAATCATCAATCAATCTAAGAACTCTATTATTACCCGCTAATTTTACATTAGACCCGGTATGTGTTGCTATGGTACCTCCTCCTGCTAAGAATTGAGAACCGGAAAGATGAGCTATATTTAATTCTAATACACCTGCGTCTAATTTATTTTTTAGTCTCTTAGATTGATAGTTTATTACATAAATACTATCGGTTTCTTTACCTGTTAAATTAAATTTAACATCCGGTCTACCTAAAATTAAATTTCTGTATTGGCCATATATAGCCCTAGTAGGAGTTATATTAATTTTATTACCTTCATCTAAAGATCCTGAGCCTCCACTATGGCCATACGCTATACTAAATTGTATAGATGAAGTTAGTGATGTTTTAGGATTTTCATCATAAATGTGAGTATAATATTTATTTACCGTATCCGAAGTGCTTCCAGTAAAAAAAGTTACTAAATTTCTTATATTATTAGAAAATAAACCTTCTGTAATATCAAATACATATTTTTTATTATCTAAAGGACTAATTCTTTTTAGCCAATAAGTTTCCGGAACTCTTAGTGTAGTGGTTGTCGGAGGTGGCGGTGGTGGAGCAGGTGGAGGTGGAGCAGGTGGAGGTGGAGCACCTGGTCCTGGGGAAGGACTAGGTTCGGGTGAGGGAGGCGGTGGTGGCGGGGGAAGTGGTGGTGGAGTACCTCCTGTGCCTCCTGTTACTCCTACAGGTCTAGTATATCTAAAAAGATAATAATTACCAAGCGTCCGTGTTCCAGGAGGTGCGTTATCTTCTACTCTTTGTAAAGAAAAAGAAAATGGAGAAGGTGCAACCCATCCAGGAATATTGCTAAAAGTTAATGTATTTATAGTTGAAGGACTTACAAAATAACTTGTATTGGCTATTTCATAGGTATAAGAAGAAGCGGAGGGACCTAATTGTAATAAATTTATATCAATAAAAGAAGGTACCGGCTTACTTCCATTTACTTGTACAACTGGTCTAGGTTGAGTGTTTGCATTAACTATAAAACCGTTCTCTTCAAATTGAATCTGAACTTTTAAAGTTCCATTTCTTATATCCCCTCCTTCATTCTCATCACCACCTCCGGATTCTAGACAAGTAGGATCAGACGGATATGATCCAATATTATATTTTGGATTTTTTCCTCCTTTATCTGTAACTTTTTCTTTTATTACTCTGTTTATAGAATCTATAAATAAAGAATAAGGCTTACTATTATCAAAAGAAATATCTTCTTCAAATCTTTGAATATTATTTTTTGAGTCACAATATGATATGTATACCTTGGAAGTTTTTGATCCAGTACACTTAGGGTCATCTGGATTTTTATCTATACCAAAAGAAACGCCTGGGTCACTTGTAGAAAGTCTAGCGCTAGTTAAAATACCATTTTGACTTAGTAACTCTTTTTTGTACGCATTGTATTTATCAGTAAAATCGTTTTCTGTTCCATTGTAAGCAATTATTTTAGATACTGTTATTATGTTTCCGTTATCACAATATTTTAAAATTACTTCTTTTGCTTTGGAAAATTGATCCACAGGAGAGGTAGACCCGCAATTAGCTGATGTATCAATAGGAAAAAAAGATGTATTTGGACTAGAAAAACCTAATCTTAGAAGATCTTGTTCATATTCTAATTTTTTTCTATTTTTTTCTTCCTCGTTATTAGCTATTATAGAAATCTGTGTTTTTATGGGAGATTGACCACTACAATAGGTAGCATACAAAATATAAGATGCCCCAGTTTGACAATTCGGTAAGGAGCTTGGAGGAGTGAAATCTACATATACTGGTACTGATGGATATTGACTTTGTAACTCTCTTTGAATTGAGGCCCTTTGAATATTTTTATCTGTGTCAGAGTTATATGTTATTTGTCTTCGACCTATTTTTATTTGACCAGATTCACAATATGCAATATATAAATCTGCGGTTATAGATGTAGGAGGGGGAGTTGATACGTCTATACAGATTGGATTAATTGGAGGAGTATCAATAGATGCTAATACGTTAGTTCTAGTACCTGTATTTAATGAATTACGAAAATTATTTAATTCTCTGTCGATATAGTTTTGAATATCTTCTTTACTTGTACCTAAACTAAATGTATTTTCTATAATCCTTTCTTGGCTTGTAACTTGTCCGCCCTCACAGTATTTTCCATATAGCGTTCTTCTGATTACTAAATTTTCTGTAGGAGGAGGAGAAAAAGTACTAGGTCCTAAATCTATTACTGGACTAAAACAAGTTATTATAGGAGCAGGAGCATTTATGGCGTATCGATAAGGAATTCCTTCATAAATTGCTAAAGTTTCTTGTATAAATAATATTTCAGCGTTTAAATCATTGGAATTTATTGCTTTTGTATAACTTATATTATTTACAGAATTTCCTACACAATAATTAATATTAATAGTAGAATTGTAAAAACTACTTGGAGGAGGATTACCTGAGGATGGGTTAATTGGATTAGTTATAGGATTATTAGGATCATAGAACCACTGGTCGTATTTATTTTGATAATTCTGCCTATCAAAAAAAGATAGACTATTTAAAAAATTTTGTTGATCTTGTTCAGATAAGTAATAAAATACTGAATAATCTATAAAATCCATTGTAAGATATATTTTCGCTATTAAATATTGATTCTTAGAAATCTAATTTTACTTTCAAAAGAGCTTCTCTAGTAAAACTTTTTTGTAAAGGTTTTGAAAGTTTTGCTACGGCTAATAATTCATAAGAATCAGAATACATGCCAACGGTAGTTATATATACTTTAGGGTCGTTTATAAATGTAGGCTGCGCGAAATCTCCTTCAGATCCGGTAATAAAAGTAGGATTATTACTAAAATTATATCTATCATTTCTAACTCTAACAAAATAATGAGTAGATTTTACTTTTTCGGAGCTTCTTGCTTGAAATCCTAAATAATCTCCTGATAAATCTTGAAATTTAGCGGAACCAGACATAGCTTTGTATAGTTTAAAAGCATTATCACCGGCTACTTCTGACCCAGAAACTGTACCAAAAGAAGCTGATTTATCAAGTACAGTTCCGTCGATTACAACAATACCTAAATTAGGATACACTAAACCGTATTTTTTAGGATTGTTAGGATTGTAAATTCCGGACTCTAAGGAACCGGAAACTAAGTTATAAACTTTGCCGGCAGTAGTTACAGATGCAGGATTTGATTTTGAATCATCTATCAATCTAACACTTCTTCCATTTCCTGCTAATTTAACATTAGAACCAGTATGAGTAGCATTACTTCCAGGTCCTGCTATAAATTGAGAGCCTGAAAGATGAGCTAAATTTATTTCAAGAGTTCCTACATCTAGGGATTCTCTTAATCTTGCTCTATTGACATTAATAACATATATACTGTCTGTTGATTTACCATTAACAGTAAATTTACGCTCTCCAGGATCTAAACAGAGTTGTTTATATTGTCCATAAATAGCTCTAGTTGGAGTATCGTTTATTTGACCTCCATCATCAGAAGATCCGGAGCCATTATATTGACCATACGCAATACTAAATTGAGCCTCAGAGCCTAAAGCATTAGAAGAACTATTAAATATTTCGTAGTAATACCTTTTTTGAGTAGCCGTTTGACCAGAAGAAGTAAAGAAAGTAGTTAAATTTCCATCGTTATTAGAAAACAAAGCTCTTGTTACAACTTCTTCTTGATTTGGAACAATGTCGGCGGAATTAAAACTAGTAAATATATCTGTATTTGCCATTTTATTTTTATTTTTATTCAGTTATTCCAGCTCCAGGAGTGGTTCCTGTTGTGATTCTATTTACTGTTATACTAATTGATACTCTACCTCCTGTTTCATTACCAACAATAGATAAAGTTGCTTTTCTTTGATTTAAAGTAGATCCTTTTGCTTTTAATGTAAAGGCTAATCCTGTTACGCTAATTGCTTGAGCTGCCTCTGTATCAGTAATAACTCTTGGAGAAGATGGTGCTAAATCCTGTCCATTATTTTGAGCAGGAGTTCTAGTTACTCCAACAAAAGAAGCAACATCACTATCAGAAAGAGTAGCTGTATAGCCAAATGTAGTGTTACCTCCCTCGAAGTTTATTGTTCTAGGGGAAATGGTTATTTCTTCTCCGTTTGTTAATGTTACTGCTGTTTGACCTACAGAAATTACAGGAATTCTAACTGTTCTTTTAGGTAATGTAACTAATTTATACTTCATCATCTGTGTCTCGTCAACAACAGCTTCGGTGAGAGGCATGTTTTCTAATGTTATTCCATAATAAGCAGTACCTAAGGGATGATCCGTATTCCATAAAGAATAGTCAATTTCATCATCAGCTAATGCAAAATGTGTTATTTGGAATTCGTTTCTTCCTCTTGCTAACAACTCCCGTCCTCTACGGGTTAAAATAGCGTCTACAGTTATTTGGTTATTGTTTAGGTATCCCATTTTATTTGTTTTATAATAAATACTTTAAAAGATAATATTTTATACGATTATCTGATTTGGACTAACTTCTCTAAATTCTACAACAGGACCTCCATCAATAGTGTCTGTTGTATCTACATTAAAATCTAATCCTGTTAATTTACATCCTAAAAATCTGTATCTATTCGAAACAGAATCTTCTATGTATTGATAATTAGTTGGTTTCAAAGAAGAGGAGTAATAATTTTTTAAACTAATCAAAGTTGCTAAATTCAAATCTTTTTTATATTTTGATGAATAATTTACGGCGGTGCTTGCAGAATAATGATAAATTACTTTTTTATAATGTTGGTTTTCTCTTTCGTTTTCTATAAAAGATTGACTAACATAAAGACTATTTCTATATATATTCCCAGCATTATTTACAACATATTCATTTTTATATAAATATTCTTTTAATTGATGTTTTGTAAATGTAGTATTAAAATTATTATAACTTGAAGAAACAATATAAGTATATGAACTATTTGAATTATAAAAATTATCTAAATTGAAATTCATTATTTTTCCCACAATGTTTTCTAATTTATATGGATTAGCATCTATTTTAAAATCATTTGAAATAAAATTTACATTTGTTTCATAAAAATTAATTTTACTTCTATCTAATATTTTATTTTTATATACTCCATTTCTTTTAATCCTATATGTAATACTTTCTTGTGTAGAGCCACTTGAATTTAGAACATCTCCTATTAACGATGAACTTCTAATTAAAGTTGCATGAGATTCAATTAATTTTCTATTCATGTCAAAATTATATAAAGAATCTACATTAGAAGTGATGTCATTATCATTTTTTGTTGTATTACTTTTATATAAATTAACATTTCCTTGAATTCCTTCTAATGTTCCTTTATCTGAAATATTGTATGAATTTTGAAGATGTAAGGATGAATTTTCGTTATCTAGTATTGATTCATATTCATTGTAGTATATGGTAGAATATATTTGTTCTAGTTTGCCATTTTGTAGTATGTTATATGAATTACTCATGTCTCTTGACATCTCTGAGATATCTAGTAAATTTTCATATTTGTACAGATATGATTCCCCGCCGAATTCATATAAAAATCCTTTGTTTCCTACTTTATGAGAATTCAAACTAGATGTTAAATTTATAGTATCTTTGTAATAATTTATCTGAGTATTTATTTTTTCATGTGTTATGTCTGTAGTTAGGACAAAGGGCAATTCTGTACCGTACTTTATATATTCCAACTCTACTTCCGGAGGCATTTCTGTACTTGTCTTAAACTTTAATTGCTCATACTCTTGTACAATATCAAAAGGAATAGAAGATGAATATTTTGTATGTGTAATATCTACCGGAATTTCATAGTTAATAGAACCTGTGTAAAGTATGTACTCCGCTGACTGTATATCTGTTTTTATTATTGTTTTTTCGTACTGGGGATTAGTCATTGACGGATTCTTCCTAGCTACTTTAGATCTCTCTAGTAGGTTATCTTCTAATAAAATTCCTGCTATCAAATTAGCTCTTGCCGGAACTAGTTGTGTTATCTGCTCAAATATAGAATAATCATATAAAGAAAATATTTCAATGTACTTATTGTAATTATTTCTATCCCTATATTTTTTCCAATAGTTTTCTCTGTTTAATCTAAGATTATTATACTCGTCTCTATATAAATCTGAAGGGTCACCTATTAAATTATCTAAATCTATTCCACCATACTGATTTGATATATCTCTATTTACCTGGTCTGTTGGACTAAATACAACGGCTAATTTATTAGAATCTACGGGGTCTGTATCAAAAGTATTTATCTGGACACGCCTTTCTGGGGATAATTCGTTTGTATAAAAAGACTCTTCTATTCTTATTTTATCACTTTTTGGAATACTAGCACCTATTGATGGAGAATAACTATAATAAATTTCTGAAAAAGGTTTGTACTGATTTTCTTGAGAGCCTGAAAAATTTCTGAAACTTGCGGTAGTATATTGTGATTTATTTCTATTTGGGTGACTAGAAGATACGAAAATATAAGACGAATGGTCGTATCTTAAAGAATCTACACCCATAGGATAAAATCTATTAAGTGTATCAAAAGAGGATGTATAAGAGGATCCATGATAAGCAGCCGGATTTAGTGTATGCTCTTCAAATATCTTCTCTGAGTATAAGTCACTATAATCTTTGTAAGCCTGTAAAAAACCTTTGTATCTAGACGAATTAGTTCCGGCATATTGACTACCGGTCGATCCTCCTAATATAATATTATGAGGCGTAGATAAAGAGCTAGTAGAACCCCATGTAAACGAAATATCAGAAGAAGCTGTTACAATCATAGAGCCCGAAAAACTAATCCAATTTTCAAAATCACCGCTAGATTTTTTCCATTCTATATTTATTGAACCTGTTTTATTTGAATTGTTAATATTCCTGTCTGTATAAATTCTTACGTTCCAAGCATCGCCATCAAAAAATGGATAATATTTAGAATTTATAGTTTTTATAGAAAAAGAGGATGTTGAGTTAGAAATACCATGAGCACTTTTGTATCTCAAGAATCCATAAGAATAACTACCGCTTAAAGAGGAAGTAGAAAAAGCTCTGTAGCTTACTAATTCTAAATTATTATATACTTTATTTGAATTACTAGAATCTTCTATAGACCACAAACTCATACTAAGGCTTGAAGAAATAGTTGTTTTGAATCTAAATTCTGAAACCCTAGGAGCAGATAATTCGCTTTCATTTGGCGGTATAGATTTACCCCAAGGTATTTTTACAAACTGGTTTCCATCAAATTTTAATAAATATTGATACCTATAACTTTTGTGTGTTGGGGTATATTTAGGTGGTTTAGATCCTCCATATTCCTTTATGCTAATTAAAGTTTGAGGAATGCCGTAAATGGAAAGCAATGTTTTTAAACTCCTTTCAGTTCCTTTTGTCTTTAATAATGTAGGTATATTATTTACTATTCTTCTCCATATTTGATGAGTTAAGTACTCATGTGCTTGAGATGCTAAAGTTCCTGTATCTAAATAACTTCCTGTTGAATCTGTACCTATTTTGTATAACCATAAATTACTTAATTGATATCCATTATTTACTTCCCACCCTAAAGATTTAGCATATGTTTTTAATAACTCGTTTGGTATTCCTCTTTTGGGATGTTCGTCTCTTCTATGAATTGAAGTTAATTCTTTTGTGAAAGCATATAAGTTATCAAAGTGCTGACCTATCATATCTAGGAAAACAAAGTATTCGGAATTGTCTTCATTATTTACAATATGTCCCGGAGTAGCTTCATATAATGTGTTGTAATTCCTTCTATCAAATTTAGATGCTTTTGATAAAGAAGACGAATACCAAAAGTTATATGCAGATGAGGTTATATGATAGTTATAATATTTGTTATTTGATATATACTTAGGAGTTGGTGTTATACTACCCGTTATATCATAAGAAAATACGCTACCGGAAGAATAGTAAAGATAGTTCTCAAATTCGTCAAAACTATTTTTTACTTGATGGGATCTTTTTATTATTTTGTTGTAATCTGATATACCAAATAAACTACCTGTATTATTAGTAGATTTTATAGAATTGCTTTGACTTGTGTAAAATTCAATAAGTTGTAGTTTATAATTATAGTTTTTTAATCTCTCTTGAGCGGACCCATAAAATACAAAATTAGAAAAATCAGAATAATCTATATTTAAAGGTACAGATGCAGAGGAAGATATAACTCTGTTTATTATTGTATTTGCTGTTTCATATTTAGAATCTAAAAGTGAATCCCAGTAATGATATATATCAGCATCTTTAGCAGGGAGTAAACTATTCCAAGAACTATAATTTGTAGATTCTCCGCTCAACGTATTTATAGAATAGTTAGGAGTCAAAGTTCTAGGCTCGCTAACTACTTCAGGGGATGTCGCGGTAAATGAATCAAAATAGTCCTCTGCTGATTTAAAACATATATGTAAAAGATTTCCTGTTTTTATAACATCGGAAGAACTTAATAATTTTACATATATAACATAATCATTATCACAATCTACTTTTATATTTATTATTGAGTATATTTTATTTTCTCCTAAATTTATAACCAAGTTGTTTATAAAACCAATAGTTCTCAAATAAGAAACTCTAGTTTTAAATATTTGAAGTTTATCTTTTATTACAGGATTATTTTGTAAATATTTAGGTCTAATAGCTAATTTTAATTCTAATCCGTCAGGGCTAATTTCTTGGATATAAAAATATTGATTATTTATATCTCCAAAAATGTTATATAAAAAATTAAAACATATTTTATATGTTCCTTCATATATTTCTGAATCAAAAAACAATTTGCATACATCGAAATTTATGTCATCATACGTAGAATCAAAATCATTTCTTACATTATATGCAGATTTTAATAACTCGTAATTTGAATTATACATATGAGCATCAACAGAAAAAGGACTTTTTATTTCATCTATTATTCCTTTTGATATATCTAAACTCATAAAAGGCTCATAATCAAAAGAAACTCCTTCTATTAATGATGAAGACTGTTTTATTCTATCCTTATTTATAAATCTATCTATCATATTGCGGTATTCTGATTTGAGCCAACATTTCCATAATTTGCAAATTCTATTGTATTTCCTGGTATTCCTGACCCGTAAACTCTATCTCCTGATCTATCTGATTCACCACCTTGTCCTCCAGTAGTACCTCCTCCCGTACCTCCTCCCGTATTTCCTCCTGTACTACCACCACCTCCTACAGGGGGACATTCGAGATTACCTATTTCTATATCGACATTAGTTATTTTTCTAATGCCTAAATCTGTTGTTTTGATGGTAAGTACATTGCCTCTGTATTGATAAGATTTAGATGATGTAAGACCTGTAGTTAATGAAGCTATCTGATTTATTGTGTCTATTTTTTGATATGTAAAAATACTTCCTCCCTGTCCATCACAAGGTTGTAGTTCATATATTGTTACATCAGTACCTCCTTGAGGCCCACCTCCAAATGGAGTTCCTCCGTCTCCTGAACCAGGACAAGTAACAACACCTGTAATTTTTATAAGAGATGTAAAAACAGATATTCCGTCTATAGTTTTTAAGAATTCGGGGGCTGACCCATCCCAGTAATACAATCCTTGATTATTATTATTAAGATAAATTTGATTTTTTACTGGTTCATTTGGTGTATATCCTTGTCCTTTTGCTGGATCGCAAGAATAAACTTTCCAATATTTATTACCAGTTTCTGTTCCCGTACTTCCGCCTCCTTCATCAGGTCTAATAGTAGTTGTAGTACTTGTTGTGGTACTTGTTGTAGTTGTAGTACTTGTTGTCGTGCTAGTAGAAGTACTTGTGGTTGTTGTATCCTTAGGGCAATCAGGGCAAACTCCATCTCTTCCATTTATACCGTTAGTTCCTGGATTTCCGGGAATTCCATCTCTACCATTTATACCATTAGTTCCGGGATTTCCATTTATACCATTAGTTCCAGGATTTCCGTCTCTTCCGTTTGTTCCATTAATTCCAGGTGTTCCGTCTTTACCTGCGGCTCCATCTTTACCATCTTTACCATCTTTGCCGGCGGGTCCTGGAAGCCCGGCTGGTCCTGGAGAGCCTAAACCTAAAGAACCTGCTGTTAAATCTTTTCCGTCTTTTCCGTCCTTTCCATTTTTTCCATCCGATCCGCTTACAATTATTACAATAGGCTCTTTATCTTCACAACAATTAGATGGTATGTTGTTTATAATTGGTACTACAGGGTCAATAATATTTCTAACTTTTTTACGTACAGCAGGAGTCCAAGAAGATGATAACTCAATGCAATTACCATTATTATTAGTGTTTATAAAATAATAAGTATAACCTTCTAGTGGTCTAGCTCCTATTTCTGCTATTTTTATGAATGTACCTAAAGGATAAGTACTCAATTCGGAAAAATCAACTCTTTCAATAGTTATTACATCATCATAAGTTTTACCCCTTTCAAACATCATCACCTCCAAAGTCTCGTTATTAGGAATTAAACATACTGCTATATCCGTTAACGCTTGATTATTTTCACTGATAAAGTAATTAAAATTTGCATCAATAACTTTAGATAATATAAAATCAGAAATTAAAGTTTTTTCAGGTCTTATAAAATAATATCCAGGATCTACGGATAAATTAGAACCATCTAATTTGTAATTTATTGAAACATATTTAATTCCTTTTAAATTTACTTTTAATTTTGGTTTATTTGCTTTATTAATTTCTTCTGTAGAGTATTTGTTTTTATTTTGTCCTTCTATATCAAGTATTCTTTCATTTATAGTTCCAAAAATAACTTTTTCAATATTTCCTTCATACCTTCTTACTATTTTATATTTTATAAACTGACTATTAGAAATATCTAAATTATTATCATTTGAAGGGAGTGGAATGGTTATATCTAATTTATTGCTTAAATCTAAAGCGTCGCCTATTTTTATTAATTCTTTTGACTCTGCTGTAGTAAATCTACCTGACATATATTTACCGTAGCTGTCAATATGATACTGGCCTTTATAAACATCGCCATTCAGATAAGTAAATTCACCATCAGATAAATTTGCTCCGCTTCTTAAATTATTTGGGTCTGATAGTTTATGTACCATATTTTTATCAACTACTTACTAACTTTAAAATATATAGATTCGTCAATTGTCTTTTCTATACTGCCTCCTTCCATTTTAACTTTAAGTAATACTTTATAATATCGATTTGGCAAAAAAGTATTAAAATTCACATTAAAATAATTTCCTTTATTATCACAACTAATGACATTATTATCATCAAAAGGAATAATGTACAAAGATGTTTGTTCATCTTGTATTGCATAATAAGATGATGTAGGTAATCTTTTACTAGTTAGAAAATTAGATGATGTTGAATATGTTTTAACAGGAATTCTATCTCTTACAAGAAATCTGAATTTTGTTTTGTCTGATGGAAAATAAGATGATTTTTTATTTTTAAAATATACAATGAAATCCTCATTATTGATTTGAGAAAAAGATGAAGTTCCAGAAAAATTAGAATCATTCCATACAATATCTATTCTAGGAGAAAATATTGTATGGGTCTCTCTACTAAAAAATTTTATAGACCCTAGTTCTTCAGAACTTTTTTCGTCTGCGTCACTTCTTTTTATTATAAGTCCGTTGTTTGGAATTGAGCCGGAAATCCATTTATGTATTATATTTGTGATATTCATTCTCAAATCGGGATTTTCTTGATTAAAAGACTGCGAAGAATAATATCCATTTTGATAATACCAGTTAGCACCTCCTTTAATGGTTACGTAAGATCCCGTTGTTCCAGCAACAAATGAACCTGTAGGCCATTCTTTTCCTGTATTATTAAAATATCCGTTTCTATATTTCCAAGAAACTCCTTCTTTTATAGGCGGATTGGCTATAAAATAACCTCTTCCTTGGTCCCAAGATTGGCTAACAGGGTAGGCATATATAGAATATGATAAGGATAAATTTTCTGCATAAGCGGAATATAGACTTAAATAATATTTACTTGATTTTTTTATTGTGTTATTTTGAATTAACTTAGATATTTCATTTGTATCTAATTGAATTAATATTCTAGAGTTATAATTATAATCCCAATAAATACCATCTGAATCAACAGTTTTAGCGGATATCTTTTCTAATTCTACTATTTGATCTAAACCTGTATTCATATCAGGCTTTCTCTCGTAAATAGTTGCGTCTTTTATAGGGTAAACAGAATATTGCATTTTATGATAAATTTACTACTCGTCCTAATATATCTCTATTTTTATATTTAACTTCAAAAATAGAGGGGTCTAAAGCAGGATATAATATATTATTTCTTGTTGCGGCTTTTATGTCATAATAATTTCCTGAATAACCTTCTTCTTCATCATATTTATTGTGTATGTCAAAAGTTATTATGTTTTTAACTCCAGGAACGTCTTTTATTAGACACATAACTTCACTTATATAAATAGGTTGTCCTATTTGCATTTTATCATTGATGAAATAATCTCTTAAATTTGATAAGCACTGTAATAAAACTTCATTGGAATTATATGTAGGAGATGTTAATATTTCAAAACTTATAGCAATGTTTATAATAAATGCATCTCTTATGTTTATAGCATCTGTTAACATCCTATATTGAAGCAAATAATTTTTTAAATTCATTTTTACAGCAATGTTTAAAGGCGTAAAATTCTTGTTATTATCATATCCTAGCAAATATAGATTTAATGATAAAGGATTAGGGATGAAATCGAAAGTTCCATAAGCTCTTGTTTGTGCATCTCTTTCTATATGTGATTTTGCTATTGCTCCAAATTTAGGAGGCATTGTATAACATCTTACTACATAATCATCTTTTGTAACAGCTCTGTTCTGGGATGCAAAATGATTGATTGCTTCTTCTCTTAATACTTCTATAGGCTTGTCAGAAATACCTCCTCTCGCAGGTTCCGGATTATTTATAACTACAGAAGATACTGCCGAATTATACAAAGATGAGTCTAATGCTCCTAAAGGTGTTAGTATGTTAATTGTAGATATTGTATTGATAGAATTAGCCGGAACGTTATCAGGAATTCCACCTCCTACTGTATAGGTAACTGTAAGAGTTGTGTTAGAAGGGGCGGATCCATAAGTTTTGGTATAAAGAAAATTTTCTGGAGAAATACTTAAATCTACTATTCTTTCAAAATAATTTAATCCTGATCCTACATTGAATGGATTTGGTACTATTTCTTCGTCAACTTCACTACTTACACCTCCTCCAAATTGTATTTCCGTCCTGTCATCCAATCTAAGTCTAGTAACAAATCTTTTCTCTGTCTGTAAATAAGTAAGTAAATAAGGAGCTGAGTCTCTATATTGAGACAAATTTTGATCATTATACGGTAAATTTTGAACGGGTATTGGAATTGTATCTTGTGCTAGATAAGGAACCTCATACCATTTATTTCCATCCGAATCAACAATACTTAAAATTTCTAAGACGTTTGTCTCTGGTAAAGTTATCTTGTCGTATGGTTTAGGGGTTGCGAAAGTATATTGTCTAGAAGTTATATTGCCAGAAACAGCTTTAACTTTTTTCCTAAATAAATAATTTTCTACTTCTCCTGAATTGTCTATTGAGTATACTGATATTTCTGTTGGGTCTAAAGAAGAGCTGTATCTAAAATCTACCGCTTCAATTGTTCTAAAAGTGGGACCATCTTCACTATTTGAAATTAAATTAGAATCAATAGCTAAACAATATTTGAAATCCGGTTTATTATTAGGACCAGTTCCTGTTGAAGGTACTATTTGATATATATCTAAGTCAACGGATGCTCCTGATATAAGAGAAGGTTTATATCCTAATGAATTGGCAATATTATATAAATTTATTTTTTCTTGTACCGTAGATAAAAGAGATTCTCTTAGCTGAATATCTGTATAAAAAGACAAAACATCTCCGACATAAGAAGCTAATTCTATAAACATCATACCAGGAGAGGCCTCATTAAAATCGTTGTAAGTATCTGGAAAGTAATTCTTAGAGAAATCAATTAAAGATTTTCTAAATTCGCCAAAGTCTTTATTTACATACTTAACATCCTTGCTAATTAAATTACTTCTTTTACTCATATTTATAATATTTGAGCGGATAAATCATTTCCGGCACTATAAATTATTATTGTTCTGTTTGCGCCTCTTTCAGTTACCGAAAAAGTTATTCTTACATTTACTGAGTTTTCGGCTTCTGAATATCCATAATTTTGATTCCCTCCAACAATCACATCTAAACTTCTCAAAACTATATAAGGAAGCCAAAAAGCTATGTCGTTTTCTAGTGAAGTTTCCAAAAAACCTCTGTTAAAAGAACTATTTTGTTCAAAAACAAAGTCTCTTAAGATTGTTCCAAAATTAGGATGCATATATCTTTCTCCTTTTCTAGTCATAAGCAAATTAATTAGATTGCTTATTGCTTGATCTTCTGTTGTATAAGATTGCTGAAAAGGTCCCACATCTCTTGCGGGTTTTTTATTATATGCTTCAAGAGGACTTTTGACATATGTATTTCTATTAAATGGCAAAAGTATTCCTACTGCTTTATCTAGTTCTAAGTCTGGGGGATATGCTTTATATAATACTCTAGCCATTTACTTTTATTTTTTCTGCCTTTTTTAATACCGATGTATAGTTTTTAGAAAGAATTTTATTCATTAGATTTCCTCCAGCCGAATCAGAAGAGACGACTCTGCCGTCTAAATCAACAATAGGTTCTTTATACGAGGAATCAAATGATACATTTTCGTTTGTATAACCTAACTCAGAACTGCTAAATGGTCTTGTATGAGTAAGTAAAGAATCTAAAGAACTATACGATTTAGTTATTTTATCATTTTTTGTGTATTTGTCTTCGTTTATTTTATCTTGATTTATATCAATATTTATATTATTTTTTGATAAATAACTTAATTCTTCTTTTATTACCGTTCTAATTTCTTTTTTTATTTCTTGAGCTATTTCTTTAACTAAGAATTTTATTAATGTATTTTTATCCATGTTTATAATAAATATTTATAAGTTTAAAAATTAACCTCAATTATTTTATTTAAGTCAACTAATTCATGTGATAAATGAGCATAATTGTTTTCATATAATGTCACCTCCAAATTTTTTCTAATACAATCCGAGTTAACCAATATTTTCTCTTCTACAATCATACTATCTTCTAAAATAAATAAATTAGTATTTAATAATTTTTCTATATCGGTATTGTTTTTAAATTTATCCCCTATAATATACCATCCGGGTTTACATTCTTTTCTTATAACAAGAATTAAATACACTATATCAGATACTATTACAGATGTTCTTTTACTTCTTAGTATAGAAACTATTTTATAAAGGTGTCCATAACATCTACCATCAGGATAAATATAATCTACAGGAATATTAATTAAATCAATTTCCGGATTATAAGGAGTTCCGGGACTACCTAGTCCTCCGGGTCCATTTTGACCTCCTGGTCCTCCCGGTTCACCAGGAAGTGATGAGTTGCCCGGGCTACCGGGTTCTCCTGATGACGGAGAATTCCCATTTCCTGATGGTGTGTTAGGTATATTTGCAGGTGAACCATCTGGCTCATCTTTAGCGCCTGCTACTTCAGGTAAAGGCTCTGTATTTGAATTACTGGCTCCTTGAGGGACGCCTGGTATTTTTATATCCGGTAACTTTATATTTGGACTTATAGAAAAATCAGGTAAACTAAATCCAGGGTTTCCTATAGAGTTAGTTTTTGAATCTGTACCACCTGGCATATCAGGAGAAGCTGTAATTGATCCCCCGGTTCCGGAATTCATACCTTCTATACTATTGGTAAATGTACTAGGTGGAGTTCTAGATAAACCATCTGTACCTAGTTTGAAATTTGAAGGGAGGGATGGAGGTTGTGGAAATCCTTGCGGACATCCTCCTTGCCAAAAAGGACTAACCGTGTATCTAACTAAAGAAGCTATAGCTGGTAAATAAGGAGAAACAATAGAAGGTAAATTAGGTGCAACTATTATGCCTTTTGGGCCGGCTATGTTTTTCAATTGTTCCCACAAACCCTGAACAAAATCAATTAAATCATCAAAATCTACATCATGAGTATCCGTTGTTAATCTTATTTTTGAAGCAGATAAGTACAATGTTTTTTTAGCAATTAACATCATATCATCTTTTTTAGCTTGTATTACTATTCTATCTGCGTTTGTGGCAGCTTGCGGTCTATTAAAACTAGGAATACTTGACAAAGGCGCGGGACAAGCTCTAACAGATACAAATCTAGATAATGCTTGATCAGAAGTCCAATAAGTTGTGGAAAAATCATTAGCCGCATCCTCTATAGAATAAGACAAAGAATCTTTAATTTCTCTATTTGGTATATCTTTAATGTCGTTAGGGAGGGGTTTATTTGGCCCTATTGGTTTGTTTGTCAATATTGTAATAGGATTTCCAGGTTTACCGGATTTCCAAGTAGGTTGAACATCATGTTGAGGATGAGGACCGGTTCCTACTCCTAATCTAATGGAAGCTCCGCCTCTACCGGTAAGAGTTGTATCTCCTTCAAAAGGCTGTAAAAAGTTAGCGGTATATGGTTTGGACGGAAAAGTATTACCTGGTTTTACAAACTCAGGAGCTGGTTTATTTTCAGAGACTTTAGACCTATTTGATATATGTGGTATTTGATTTATAACGGGATCATTAGTAGTATTTAAAGGCATTGTAAAATAATACAACACTTTATCTAAATTAGGAGCATCTGTACCGTCATATCCAGGAAGTTCCATAATCATAACATGCTCCCCTTTTAGAGGTATATTTCTTATATTTGTACTTAAAGGTCTTGCATAATGGCTTCTAACATTTCCTATTAATGAATTTGGATGTAACTTTACTAAAACAGAACCTAGCGGTAAAATCCTTCCTTTCTCATCTTTTTGATTTTTGCCGTATGCTTTATATGTCTCTATTACTTCCGCCGATACTGAATAGCCCATCTTGTAATCCTTTATCTAAATCATTAAATTCTTCTAGTAAATTATTTTCAGCTTTTTGTAACATTTTTAGTTCTGATAGTTCTTTTTGTGTTTCTTGAGCTAATTCTTGGAGCAAACTTTCTTTTTCCTCTTCGGATAAATTAAACTCACCGCTTGATATAGATGATGCTCTACTATACATTCTTTGTACAATAGCTGCCATTTTTATTAACTGGTCATCATTTTTTACCATTACATCAAAAAATTCTTTTATCACAGGTAAAATAACTACAGCATCATTAACACTTTGCACTACACCATCTAATCCTTTTAATGTTTTATCTAATTCTTTACTTCTTTTTTTAGAATTGCCATAAATCTCTTTTAATAGATTTGACATGCTAAAATCATCAAATAATTTAATATCTTCCATATTATTTTTTCATGTATTTACTAAATTGCAAATCGAAATCTTCTTTAAATATTTTTACTATTTTTGTGATTCTATTTGTGTTTGTCATGGGAATATTAGCTCTTTCCCTTATTAATACATATAATGCTTTCTTATTAAATGCATATAAAGATTTTCGATGTTTAAAAATGTCAATAATAGAATCTGCAATTGATTTATCTAGATTGTTTTTGAATGTAAATCTAAATTTTTCATATAAATCTTCTGTCCATAAATTAATAAAATCATCTAAAGATTCTTTATAATGTTTTGTTACCACTTCATTTATAACATCTCTTTCTTCATCTATTTCCCAAAGTTCTGCTTCTCCTATTCTATTCTTATATCCTTTCTTGTTTTCCATGATTAGATAATTTATAGCAATTCGAGTAAAAAAGGAATAGGCTTTAGCTCTTTCTTCGTTATATCTGTGCATTTTTATTGTTAACATAGATACTAATTGGCAATGTAAATCTTCATAAGGAGAATCTATATACATGTATTTTCCCATGTTTATTAAATTTTCTGCTAGTTTACAAAAAGCCGGATAAATGCTTGACTCGTATAAAATATTTTTTTCTTTCTGTGAATTTGATTTATTATATTTTATTATTGACTCTTGTACATCATCATCAAAATACATTTTTTTCTTTAATTTTTTCATATTGTATAAATAAAAAAAATCTCTCAACATAATTGAGAGATTTTATGTTACTACTTTTTATCGGAAGTAAAAAGTAAATCTAATTCTTCTATTGTATTACTTAGCTCTTTAAATATAAAGCCAACTTCATCGTCTGATTCAAAAGATCCTATCCTATCTAATGTTCTCATTTTTTGGAGTGAATCTCTTACTCTACCTCTTATTGATAATATTATATTAAAATAGTTATCATTCTCTTTTTCTAAATCATCAAAATATTTTTTAGATTCTTTTAAAAGTTTTTCGTTTTTTGAGAAATTTATTATTGTTAGATATAAAAGTATGATGTTTATTATTATTGATATTATAAGCATATTTTATTTTTTATGAAGAAATCATTTGTCTTGCTGCATCTGTGGATGCCATGATGATAGATCCTAAAGTTACTTTTTTATTTTCTGGGATTTGTAAATATTTGGATGCTGAATCATCGTATAGCCCCGCTTGAATTTTTATTGCGACGTATTCATTATATGATAAAGTCACATATTTTTGTAATAAATATAATGATTTATCAGAAGCTACTAGAAATTTAGTTGCATCGTTAAATTTATATCCCCTATTCATATTTTTTTTGTGCCAGTCAGAAGTTTCTTCTACAAAGAAAGGTTCATCGTCTACTCCACATAAACCAATAGAGTTGAACAATGAAGCTACAGTAAATTCCTCTAGATTAAAATCTAATGCAATACCTGTAGATTTATACAATTTACAAAGACTTAATCCAAAATTGTAAGTATTAATTGAAAACTTTAACAGTCCTCCTTCGTAACAATAGTTATTATCTAAAAACATTGAAGCGGGAGCGCTTTTTAATTTAGATTCATAATCTGATAGTAACTTAAGGAAATTTTCTTTTCTTCCGCTATCTACGCGTAGATTTAATAAATCTGTAAATTCTTTTAACAATTCTTCTGATTTCATAAAACTTTTTTTTTGTAACAATTTATTATAATGTTTTGTTTATTTTGCTCCATTCTTTTATCTGGGCGGGTGACATATTCCTTAGCTCAGATTCAGAGAGTTTTTTTTTACTTTTGGCTCTCTGTAATTTCTGCTTTTCGATTTATTTTTAGGAGAGGGGATGGTAGATTCATCTTCTATTTCACCTGAGGATATATCATAGTCCTCATAAATAGGAACAAAAGTAACGTCCTCTATTACATCTGATTCAATTTCTTCTTGCGTAAAATCTTGAAAACTTCCGGTAACTACTTCTTCAAATTTCACTTGTTCTGCAAGTGCATTATTAGAATATGGCATAACTTCATTGAAAGACCCTTTTATAATAGGCATATCTTTAATTTCATTAATAGATTCCATACTATTATTTTTGGGTTTATTTTTACTTCCTGTAGGCCTGCCTCTTCTTTTTTGTTTAGGTAATTCTGATAAATTTCTTGACCATGAAAAATCCGCCTTTGGAAAATTTGTATTTGTAGGAACTATTGAATCCCTTACTAATTCTTCAAAAGAACTTGTTTCTTCATTAAAAGAACTAGTATATTTTACTCTTTCATTAAAATCATCAATATACTTTATATCTTCTTTTGTCAAATCATCGGAGTAAAATTCAGCTAAAGGGCTTCTCTCTTTTGTTTTTTCCGGAATAGGATTTTCTTCAATATTATCAGAATCTTTTTCATTTTCTTCTAGTATTACTTTTTGTGTAAAATGATATGCGGTTAGTAATGCAATAGCTAATGGATCTGCTAGAAATACGATAACTAATAAAAACCAAAATAGCACTTTGTCCAAACTTGTATTAGTAACTTCGGAAAGATAAATTAAAGGTCCAAGTTCAACTGCGACTTCGTTGCTTGATTTAATCTCTATAATTTTTGTTTCGTAATAAAAAATGGAATCAGAGAATCTTGTAATATCTTGATAAACTCCATCTCTTCGATTTTCCATTTTAGTTATGTCAGAATTAAGTCCTTCTACTTGTTTTATATAATCTTTTCTTGTTGAAGCATTTGACCTTGATGTTGTCTTACCTCTACTATCTGTAACAATATCCTTAGAGTCAGACATCATTCCGGAAGAAGTATTATTTCTTTGTGACCTAGTTTGAGCAATATCAGAAATTATTTGATTGTATTCTTTTTGTAAATCATTTTTTTTGTCAATGAAGAAGTTTTTTTTCTCTTCAATTAATGCAACTTCAGATTTAGAAGCCATTAGTTTATTTTTGTTCTCTGTATATGCTTGGGAGAGAATACCATATACTCCGGAAGATGTTACAAAAATGACAAGTAACAAAAAAATTAATCCTCCAAATTTATATCCAATAGTTAATTTATTCCAGTACCTATGCAAAAAAGATGCAATTACGAGTTTGGATATTTCAATTCCAGAACCAAGAAGTATAATAGCTATTCCTGCTCCGGCAAAAACTTGAGAAAGTCCTTTTACAGAAAAAAATCCTACTACAGAAGCCAGGAAAATAGCGCAGATTAAAAGAAGATATGAAATTCTTTTTTGCGTTTTAATATCGTTTGTCATATGTATTTTTTTACAAAGATAGTCAATTTTTTTTATAAATCAACTTTTTTTGTATTTTATTATTTACATGATTATTACATGTATGCTAATGTATTATAAGAAAACATCACTTATATAATTATGTTAAGTATCATATTTATCATTTTGTTTAAAGATAATTAATTTAGCATATACATGATTATACATTTATACATGAGTTATGTCAACGTATATTTTTTTACAATAGTTCATTTTTTTATGTTTAATTATGTATTTTAACATTTTATTAACATGTAAATATTTTGCGGGGAAACTAAAATAAAAATCATACCCCCCAGAGTAAAGTAAAAATTAAAAAAAAACATGAAAAACAAATATGAAATCTATTTATTCTAAAAACATTAAACTAACATTTATTACTAATTGATTATAAATTAATACACATTATTATGAAAACAATGATAAAAGCATTATCAGATTTTGAACATACAGGACACATGGTTTATCTAAAAAAAGTATTTCCCGAGGCTTTTTTTAAAATAAAATCATTAACTGTTCATTTCAAAGAAAAAGAAGAATTAATACCTATTGGAGGAGATGATGGAGAAATTAAAGCAGAAATAACTTTAAACCCCGTAATAAAATGTCAATTCTACATTTATGCAAATAAAGATGTTTTTGACAACAAAGGAAACGCCCTCGTCCCTTACATTATAGATTTAAATGTTGATGAAACCAATGATGTAGAAGATTTGTTAGACATTATAAAACAAATGCTACAGAATGAGTTCAAAGAAAAGATTGAATGATACATTATCTTTTATGTCCGAGCATGACAGAGTAATGTTTCTATATGATAATATTCTTCTAAAGAACCCGGAAGATTCTTTTGATTTAAATAAAGAAGTGTTTAAAATTTTATTTTCATCTGACTTAAATAACGTTGACAATAAACATGATTTTATTGACGATATGGCAGATTCGAATGACTTTTTTTCTTTTTTAGATGACAATGCAGAATCTTTTGACTCTTTTTCTTACATTGATGATGAAATGGATGAACTATTAGATTCCCTAGAAGAAAATGAATTAGAAGATGATTTATACGATATTGATGTTGAAGTAATTATAAATGGAGATTTGCTTTTAATATTTTCAAACGCATTAGAAGAAATTGAATCTTACATCTATAATTATTGCTTTATTGATGGATATATTTTTACACAATTATCTACGGATGAAATGAAAAAAATAACATCTTTAAACATAATAACAGAATATAAATATAAAAAAATATACAAAATACATGGAAAATTAGAAAATGATATTTGTTACAATTAATTTATTCAAAAATGGCATATAAATTGAAAGTGCTAGAATATATATTAATAAATAACTCTTAAAAATTAAAACAATGGCAAATTTTGATGATTTAGGTTACGACGAAGTAGTAGATACTATTTGCGACGTAATTGATTTGGGAAAAAATGTTAAAAATGTGTTCGCCGACGGATTTCAAGTAATTCCTGATCTTATCGCATTGACTCCGGAATTCTTTAAAGTACAAGAAATTATCGGAGACGCTCCTTTAGCTATTAACCAACTTAAAAACTTAAGTGTTGACGAAGCTAAAAAAGCTCACGAAGCAATTGCAAAACGTACAGGTGTAGCACAAGACAAAGTTGTTAGTACAGTAACTGGAGCTTTTGGCATCATTGTAGAGTTGTATGAAGTATTTGCTTGGAATCAGGCGAAGTTCTATACAATCAAGACAAAAGTACAAGACTTATTGTAGACCTCTCCCCCCTACCTTTTATTAAGCCCCGCTAATTTTTTGGCAGGGCTTTTTAATTAGTAAAAATGCAATATTTATAATAAAGGGTAACTATGCTAATATACAGGCCTACTATTATTTCTGGTTCGGGATATTATTCTGGGTCTTTTGATGGAGATGGCTCACGTTTATATAATTTAATATCCTCTTCTTATGCTATAACCGCCTCTTATGCTTTAAATGGAGGAACCGGAGGCGGACAAAAAGGAGATAAAGGAGAAATGGGAGATTCCATATTCACTTCTTCTTTACAAGGTGTATTAGTAACCGTTAATCACAATTTAGATTTAGAATATCCGGTTTATAATATTTATGACAATGCCGGAAAAGAAGTAATACCTAAGGAATTTACTATAATTGATGAAAATTCTGTTCAAGTAAATTTTGGCATAGGATTTACTGGGTCTATAAGTATTTCTGCCGGACAACAAGGTTTTAAAGGATTTAAGGGCAGCAAAGGAGAAATTGGACCTAAGGGAAACAAAGGCGAATTAGGGGAAGCCATATATAGTTCATCTATACAAGGAAGTCTTATATCTGTATCTCATAATTTAGATATTCAATATCCTGTTTTTACCATTTATGATAGTTTAGGAGATACTGTAATACCTAAATCTTTTTCTGTTATTAATGACAATACGGTTGAAGTTGATTTTGGTATTGGATTTACTGGTTCTATAAGTATTTCGGGAGGTATAAAAGGGCAAAAAGGAGAGCCCTATAATGGATCTGTAATATACGAGAGTGGTAGTAAAATTGGTATAGGTGTTTCAAATCCTACTTACCAATTACAGCTATCTACTGACAGTGCCGGAAAGCCTAACGGAGGTTCTTGGGCAAATTCCTCGGATATACGCTTAAAAACTGATATAAAAGACATAGAGAATCCATTAGAAACTATAAAAAAACTAAGAGGAGTTACGTTTAATTGGAAAAGCGGATTACACGATAAAGATGACTCTGGAGGTTTTATAGCAGATGAATTAGAAACTGTATTTCCTTCCTGGGTTAGTTTAAAAAATCCATCTGATAAAGAAAAAGTATATTTAGGAAATAATAAAGTAAAAACTATATCACTACCTTTTTATTTTGACGCTTTATTAGTTGAGTCAATAAAAAAACAACAAGAAGAAATAGAATTAATAAAAAATAGTATTATAGAATTACAACTACTTATTAAAAATAAATAATTAGAATGAGGATACTATTCCCTACAATATTTTCTGGTTCTGGGTATTTTTCTGGTTCTTTTGATGGAGACGGGTCAAGACTTACTGGTATATTGACATCCTCTATTGTTGACTTTAATCAAAACATAAAAAAAATAACTTTTCCATATATAGGTAAAGCTCAAATAACAGGCTCCTTAGTCATTAATGGCTCTACCTCAAGTTCTGCTGATTTTTTTCTTATAAAATCAGGTTCTTTTAATTCCGTAAAAGTTAATGACAAAGGAGTATTACAATTAGGTTCTTTTGCAACAAAACCATCCGCTAGCGAGGGAGGAATTATATATAGCGATTCTAGTTATTGGGTTGGTTTAAATTAATCTTAATCAATAAACTATTTATATAAAAGTAACTTAAAAAAAATGAAATGGCAACTTGGAAAAAAATACTAGTTAGTGGATCTAGCGCACATGTATCAGCTGTAACGGCATCAAATCTTACAAACACTAATATTTTAATGTCCGGACCTGGTGGAAGGATAAAAAATACAGGATTTACCTATGGCTCTGGAACCCTTAATCTAGGAAATACTATTGTTTCCGGATCTGTCTTTTCGGGTTCTTTTGTTGGAAATGGTTCGGGATTAACAGGACTTGTAACTTCTCTAAGGATAAGTGGTTCTACAGGTAACGATGTACTAGATTTAAAAATAGATAAATTGTCAATTTTAGGAGGATCTACTCCTATAACTACGGCTGTTACTAATAATACTGTTACTATAAATATTGCTAATGCTGCGGCTGACGGAACAACAAAAGGTCTAGCAACTTTTGACACCGATGATTTTGATGCTAGTAGCGGATTAATAACTCTTGGAAATTCTCCTAATGGTGCCGTACTACAAGTTTCAGGTACAGTAAACGAAATTGATATAAATAGGACTAACGGTTTAGTTACCGTAGGTTTACCTAGTGATGTAGTAATAACTAATGATTTAACCGTAGGAGGTGATTTAGTTGTAAATGGAGATTTAACATATCTTAATGTAGCTAATTTAGCCGTTGAAGACGCTTTTATTTTGCTTAAATCAGGTTCTTCAACAATAGGAGACTCCGGTATTATTTTTGGAGGAAGTACAGGCATAGCTCAAAGCGGTTCAGCTTTAGTTTGGGATGGGAGTTATAATACAAATGATGGTCGATTATCTATTGTAGGTAATTTAGGCGCTAATGCAACAGGAAATGTAAGTCCATCTTATTATGTAGCTGGGGTTTACGAAGGTTCAGAGGCTAACGCCGCAACAAATAAAGCAGACCATCCAGGAAACATAAGAATAGAAAATTCAGAAATTTTTATATATGTTTAAAAAATTAATAATGGGTATTATTCAAAAAGTTTCAAATAGAACAAAGGAAAACATTTCTTCTTATAATTTATCTAAAAAAACAGATTCTACACTGTCTTTAACTTCTAGAGAAGTAGAATTTATATTAAGTACGTTAGGTGAATCTAACATGCAAATAAAGCACATAGATTTTGTTTATAATTTAGTATTAAAATTACAAAATTATTATGAAGAATTAAAAAATAATAATGTAAAATAATTATAAAATTTATTATTGGCCCTATGGGGAAGTGGGTTCTTAGGAGTTACCAACCATAATAAAAAATTAAAAATGGATTATATAAAATTATACAATAGGTTATGTATATCAAGAAAATTATTAAATAGAAGCAAGAAAGAGGGCACATATTATGAAGCCCATCATATCCAACCTAGATCTTTGGGTGGTAATAATTCAAAATTAAATATAGTACTATTAACACCTAAAGAACATTATATAGCTCATTTATTATTATATAAACATTTTGGTAAAGTAGGAGGAGAGTATTTTAGAAAAATGTCTTTTGCTTTACTAAGTATGAGTAGTACTAATAAAAATTATAAGAGAGACGGACTAGTAAATTCTAATTCTTATTCTTATTTTAGAGAATCTGCTATAAATATGACTTTAGGTCGTAAAATAGTAGATACAACAGCATATAAAAAACCTAAATCCGATATCCATAAAAATAATATAAGATTAGCAAGATTAACATCCCCCCCAAGAGACGAAAAAACAAGAGATAAAATGAAACAATCCGCAATAAATAGAGTTCTAAAATTAAATGGTGCCTTTAATAATCATATAAAATCTACTTGTCCTATTTGTGAAAAAGAGGGGCAAAGAAACGCAATGTTAAGATGGCATTTTAATAACTGTAAAATAAAAAAGGAGGTGACAAATGCCTAATTGGCGTAAATTAATAGTAAGTGGCTCAAATGCAGAGCTTAATTCATTAAAAATATCGACCTCTTTAACAGCAAGTGGTCTACATTATCCTACATTAGATGGATTTTCAGGTCAGGTTCTCGGAACAGATGGTTTAGGGAATTTGGCATTTACAAGTATTTCTACAGTAACTGAAAAGGTAAAAAACGTATCAGGACATACTCTATATAAAGGTACTCCCGTTCATGCTACAGGGTCAGGAACTATGGGCAATATTGTTGGAGTAATACCTGCGAGTGCATCATTGGCTTCAAGTATGCCTGCAACCTTTATATTAGGAGAAACATTAGCAGATCAAGCCGAAGGTATAGGTATTATATCAGGACTAATACAAGGAGTTAATACTTCTGCATTTCAAAATGGAGAAGTTATATATGTAGGTACAAATGGAGGATATACGAATTCTCCTCCCACAGGTTCAAATCTAATTCAAAATTTAGGTATTGTAACTAAAATACATCCTACAAACGGAGCGGGTATTGTATTAGGAGCAGGTAGATCAAATGCAACTCCAAATCTTTTAAATGGCAGAATATTTTATGGAACTAATAATAGATCTGTAGCAAGACCTTTAGCAGATATTATATCAGGTAGTATATTTTCATATACAGGTTCATTTTCGGGTGATGGAAGTAATTTAACAAATATAACAGTATCTCAAGTAGCTACAGTAACTGCTTCATTTGCATCAACGTCATCTATTACTGTACAACATAATTTCAATTCTAAAAATGTTATAGTATCTGCGTATGATAATTCCGATTACTACTTCGTACCTGAAACTATAAATCTACTTGATAATAATAGAGTAAAACTAACATTTTCTAATCCATCCACAGGACATGTTGTAGTTGCAAAAGGTGGTCATGCAATAAATGTTAGTGTACCTCAAGTAGCAACAGTTACTGCATCATTTGTTGCTACATCTTCTTTAATTGTAAATCATAATTTTAATTCAAGAAATATTATAGTATCTGCATATGATTCATCTAATTTTTATTTTATTCCACAAAGTTTAAGATTGATTGATGATAATAATGTTAGATTAACTTTTACGAGTCCATCTACGGGACATGTTGTTGTTGCCAAGGGAGGTCATTTGGTTAGTGGTAGTATTTTGTGGAATAATGTTATGAATAAGCCATTAGGTATTATAAGCTCGTCAGCTCAACTTTCTAATACGACAATACCAGGAAACTTAACAATAACAGGAAAGCTTACGGCAGAAGAATATTATACAGAGTTTGTAAGTGCGTCTATTATATATGAATCAGGATCTACCAAGTTTGGAAACAGTGCTGATGATAGGCATCAATTTACAGGTTCACTTAGTGTTCAAGGCACAGGTTCGATGAGACATCTTCTTCCGCAATCAGATAATTTATATGATTTAGGAAGTAATACTAAAAGATGGAGAGATTTATACTTAGTTAGCTCTTCTATATATTTAGGAAAAACAAAAATATCTTCTGATAGTAATGGGTCAATATCTTTTACAAATGTTAATAATCCGAGTCAAAAAGTAGTAGGTTCTTATTCAGGTTCATTCACAGGAAGTATAAAATTACCTACGGTACCACAAGGAGCAGCAGAAACAAATATACTTCTCGTAAATGGTAGTGGGAATATAGTATACAGAAATAACTTATCATTAACAGGAGCACAAGGAAACCAAGGCATTCAAGGAATTCAAGGAACAGTAGGTACTCAAGGTTTCCAAGGCAATCAAGGCCCACAGGGTAATCAAGGACCTACCGGAATACAAGGTACAGCAGGAACAAACGGAAACCAGGGTAATCAAGGACCTCAAGGTATTCAAGGAACAGTAGGTACTCAAGGTTTCCAAGGCAACCAAGGACCACAGGGAAACCAAGGACCTACCGGAATACAAGGTACAGCAGGAACAAACGGAAACCAGGGTAATCAAGGACCTCAAGGTATTCAAGGAACAGTAGGTACTCAAGGTTTCCAAGGCAACCAAGGACCACAGGGAAACC